GCAAGATCACGCGCGTTAAAGAACTGATCGCCAAGCGCGAGGAGCTAGACGCCGAACTCAGCGAACTTCTCGGCGGTGGTGGCCCACGCGAGAAGCGCTCTCCGAAGTGCTCGATCTGCGGAGAGCCAGGTCATCGCGCAAGCATGCAGGGCCGCGGGCGTGAACAAATCGGCGCATGGGCTTCGCAAGATCGGCGCGACGCGCGCAGCAAACAACGGCGCAACCGTCCCGGAACTCAACGCCATCTTCGGATGGACCGGAAGCTATATGGCTTCGCTCTACACGCAGTCGGCTGACCGAGCGCGTCTTGCGCGAGAGGCGATGAACAAGCTCGTGAACAAAACTACAACATCTATGCCCGCACCTACAGGTAAGGTGCGGGCGCCAGCGCCGAAAGGAAAATAAAATCAGATGTTTAATTTTTCGGTGGTGGGCGCACAAGGACTCGAACCTTGGACCCGCTGATTAAGAGTCAGCTCCTCTTCGATCGAAGTCACCCAAGATATTCACTTCGACATATTGCTCGCGAGTGCTTTCCTTACATCTGCCTGGGATAGCCCAAACTGTCGCGCAATCCGCGCTGGGGTAATGCCAGCTTTGAATGCAGCGCGAACAGCATTGATCTTTGAAATCGTCAAGGGCATCGCAACCGCATCAGTCCGCTGCTTGCGCGAGTTCTCGTCTGCCGTGGCAGGCTTCGTGCCGCGTCGTTTTTGCTCACCAAGCACGGCAGCGAGTAATCGATCAAGCTCTCGCTCCTCGAGGAGCTTTATCATCTCTGGCAGGTTATTAGGCAGGACATATCGCGCGGAAGGAGCCGCCGAGTTAATTGTCGGCTGCTTCGGCTTTGCCAACGGCGCAGAACATCCGTCAGCCGATGGTATGGCAAAAAGGTCAGGTTCTAGCGAGCGAATGCGCCTGATTCCCATGGACGCAATCATGCCGCTGCCAATTCGCGCTGGCAATGATCGGATCATTCGATGATCCGGTTGGCCACAACAAGATTATCCAGAAAAGACTGGCTTTCCCGCTCCAGCGGAGCGGTACTGCGTTCAGTTCCGGGCGTTCGATGTGCTCCGGGATCCTGCCCCGCCGGCTTGGTGGCCGAGGTGGGGCTTCGGTGGTGGCGGCAAAGAGTGCCGTAAAACCAAAGGAGATCTCGATGAGCAAGCCAGCTGCAAAACGCCGCACCGCCGCATTACCCAAGGCCAAGGAGAAAGCCCACCGAAAAAGCGCCGCTCAAGCGCCGACGACGAGGACTATAAAACTCAAGCGCGAGAAAGGCCCTCCTCTTCATCAAGCGCGCGCATCAGCCCAGCGGCCAAGCCACACTGAAAGCAAACAGGCCCGAGCCATTGCGATGCTGCGAGCCCCGGGCGGTGCCACCATCGAAGCCCTGATGCGGGTAACGGGATGGCAGCCGCATTCCGTCCGCGGGTTTCTCGCCGGCGTAATCCGCAAAAAGCTTGGCCTCAATCTTGTTTCAACGGCAGCGGACGGCGGACGGGTCTATCGGATTGCGGATAGGGCGGCTGCCCGGACCGAGTCTGCAGCGTGATCCATGAAACGTTCACGACCGGTTGCAAGTAAAGCAGCCAAGCCAACGTTGGAAAGCGAGATCGCGCAGTTGCGCGATCTCGATCTCAAAGGACTGCGCTTACGCTGGCAGAGCATGTTCCGCCGACAAGCACCTTCGCATCTGCCACGGCATCTGTTGCTTGCCGTGATGGCCTATCGGCTTCAGGCAGATCAGCTGGGCGATCTGGCAACCGATACCGTCCGGCAGCTCAAGCAGATTGCCGGCAAGGGGACCCATGAAGCCGCCATACGACTCATTTCAGACTTTGATCGGTGGCGAGCCGATCTGAGACCTGGCACCGTCCTCATGCGCGCGTGGAAAGGATGTTCCCATCGGGTGATGGTGGTGGATGAGGGCTTTGCCTGGAATGGCAAGACCTATGACAGCCTGTCCAAGATCGCTTGCGCGATCACCGGCACGAAGTGGAATGGCCCGCGCTTTTTTGGTCTTCGCGACAAAGCCACGGCGGAGGTCGAGAAATGACCGCGACCGCTATCAAAAGAATGCGCTGCGCGATCTATACCCGGGTCTCGACCGACGCCGGCCTCGACCAGGACTTCAACTCTCTTGATGCGCAATATGATGCGGCACAAGCCTATATCCGCAGCCAGGCCCATGCGGGCTGGATGCTGGTTCATACCCGCTATGATGATGGCGGCTTTTCCGGGGGCTCGACCGATCGCCCTGCCCTGCAGCGGCTGCTGGCCGATATCACAGCTCACAAAATCAATGTTGTGGTTGTCTACAAGGTCGATCGCTTGACGCGCTCGCTCGCCGACTTCGCCAAGCTGGTTGAGCTATTTGATGCCCATGGCGTCTCGTTTGTCTCGGTCACGCAGCAGTTCAACACCACCACTTCGATGGGCCGGCTGACCCTGAATGTACTTCTGTCTTTTGCCCAGTTCGAGCGGGAGGTCACCTCCGAGCGTATCCGCGACAAGATCGGGGCCTCAAAACGCAAGGGCCTCTGGGTCGGCGGGGTGGTGCCATTGGGCTATCAGGCCAAGGATCGCAAAATCACGGTGATGGAAGCAGAGGCCAAGACCGTTCGCCACATCTTCCGCCGTCACCTTGAACTCGGCAGCCTGAGCCTCTTAATGGCGGACCTGCGGCGTACCGGGATCACGACCAAGGTCCGCTCCCTGGCCAATGGACGCACTATCGGCGGCATCCCATTCACCCGTGGGCCGTTAGCAGCGCTCTTACGTAATCAATTTTATATCGGCCGGGTAAAATACCGCGGCGAGATCTTCCCCGGAGAGCAACCAGCCATTCTCGATCGCAAGCTATTTGGAGCGGTTCAAAGCAAGCTCGACCAGCAAAGTATCAATCACAATCAAGCTCGGCATCAATCGGGAGCGCTTTTGACGGGCCGCATTTTCGACGAACGCGGCAACCGCATGACGCCGACCTCTGCGATCAAAAATGGCGTGCGGTACCGCTACTACATCTCCGCGCCCTTGGTTCAGGGGCAACCCCAAAACGCTGCCCCAATCAATCGCGTGCCGGCCGCTCTCATCGAGAAGCTCATTATTACTGCCGTGCAAAACCACCTTGAGCCTAAGAAAGAGAAACAAGGCTCTCAGGGGCCGGACCCAATCGCTGACACGGACCTAATTGCAACCCATATCGCTCGCGTGGAGGTCAAGCAGGATCACCTCGCCATCCAGTTAGGTACAGCTGCGGAACAGCAGAGCGGGCCAGAAACGAAGGCGGGGTTACCTGAGCAACCGAGCAATAAGGACGAAGGTAAATCAGTCGTTCGCCGCAATGACCCGAAAGCAAAGCTGTTGATCGTTCCCTGGAAAAAGCCGCCATCGAAACAACCGCGACAGATCATCTCGCCCGCCGGGCTCTTGTCGCGTCAAGACCGGCGCCCGATTCGTGCCGAGACCCGCGCAACGCTCGTCGCCGCGATTGCAACGGCGCGGCACTGGCTCGATGAACTGGTAGCCGGGACCATGCAAGGCGTTGAGCAGATTGCCGAACGCGAGAAATGCAGTATTCGGCAGGTCAATCGAACAATCACACTCGCTTTTCTGGCGCCGAGCCTCGTTCAAGCGGCCGTCGAGGGACGGTTACCCCGCGGTATCGGGGTCGCAAGATTGCGCGACTTACCGACAGAGTGGGCCGCACAATACAAGCTGCTCGGCTTGTCGCTAGCACAACCCCATTTTTAAAGCAGTCCGTGCTGGGACCAGAATATTTGTGGCCGGAGACCGGCCCTCGGTTTGCGCCTAGTCCCGTTAGTCGGAGACGCGACCTAGAAATTAGGTACGCAATTCAGCGCCGCGTATGCGGACTTTTGCCGCAAAGTCTCCGGCACCGGAGATTTATACGACTGCGTGGTGGGCCTGGGAGGACTCGAACCTCCAACCAACCGATTTTGGGGCGAGTCACCCGATGTGATTTTTTGACTGGACTTCCTGGTCAGGAAGAGCGTGCATGCGGTACGGGCATGACCGGTGAGACCTCCGTGCCCGGCAGCCCGGCTGTGTTTCGGGCTTCAGGCGGTGGGAGCGCCAGCGTGGCGCACCAGCGTCGGAGGTCGAAATGGAAACGACATTCGTACACGCCGACCGAGAGACTCCATCTCAGTCGAGGGCGGGGGGAAGCACCACCGCGACGTCTCAACTAGAGCTAGCTCGAAAAATCGCAACGCTGACGGACCTGACCGCACAGCAACTCCGTACCGAATGGCGGCGGCTGTATCGAAGTCACCCTCCGAGGCTGAGTCGCGACGTGCTGGTCCGTACTATCGCCTATCGTATGCAAGAACTTGCCTACGGCGGCCTCAGCAAGAGGACTCAGCGCAGACTCATAGCTCTGACCAAGGAATTGCGATCGAACGGGAGCATTGTTTCTGATCCGCGTCCACGCATCAGGTCAGGTGCGCGGCTTCTGCGGGAATGGCGCGGGAGGACACACACGGTCGTCGTGACGGAAGACGGTTTCGAATATGCCGGAAAAAGCTATTCCTCGCTTAGCAAGATTGCGCAGACGATCACCGGTGCGCATTGGTCCGGTCCTCGTTTCTTCGGATTGAATCGCGGTGAGCCAACTGGAGTTCAATTCGGGCTCGACGCGAGGAACGCGACTGGCGAGGGAGATAACGTCAATGGCTAACCAGACCTCTAATCTCGTTGCTCGTGGCCCTAGGTGCCTTCGTTGCGCGATTTATACCCGCAAGAGCAGCGAGGAGGGTTTGGAGCAGGACTTCAACTCTCTCGATGCTCAACGCGAGGCATGCGAGGCCTTCATTGCGAGTCAGAAGCATGAGGGTTGGACCATTCTCCCTGAGATGTATGACGATGGAGGATTTTCAGGCGCGACAATAGAGCGGCCGGCGTTCCAGCGATTGCTGGTGGACGTGGGCGACGGCAAAATCGATGTGGTGGTCGTCTACAAGGTCGACCGCTTGACGCGGTCGCTGTCAGACTTCGCCAAGATCGTTGAGATCTTCGACGGACGGAACGTCTCCTTCGTCTCGGTGACTCAACAGTTCAACACCACGACGTCAATGGGGCGCCTCACGCTTAACATTCTCCTGTCCTTTGCTCAGTTCGAGCGGGAGGTCACTGGCGAGCGGATCCGCGACAAGATTGCCGCCTCGAAGAAGAAAGGCATGTGGATGGGCGGCCTGCCGTCACTTGGTTACGACGTCAAGGACAGGAGGCTCATAATCAACGAGGCGGAAGCGAAAACCGTTCGCCACATCTTCCAGCGCTATACCGAACTAAAATCTGTTCGACTGCTCAAAGCCGACCTCGATGCGCGAGGTATCGTCAGTAAGCCTCGGAACGCGTCCGACGGTACTCGATATGGCGAGAAACCGCTTGCCCGCGGCGCGCTCTATCTCATGCTGCAGAATCGAATTTATCGCGGCGAGATCATGCATAAGGACAAGAGCTACCCCGGCGAGCATGAGGCCATCATCAATGAAGCTCTCTGGAGCGAGGTCCGGGCGATCCTCACGGAAAACCGAACCGATCGCATGCTTGGGACGGCCGAAAAGCAAGTCAGCCTATTGTCCGGCATTCTATTCGATGCCCGCGGCGAGCGGATGACTCCGACCCATGCGACAAAGAACAACACCCGTTATCGCTATTATGTTTCGCGGTCGCTACTCGCCGGGACGGTTAAGCACTCGGGCCAGCGTATCCCGGCCGTTAGTCTGGAGGCTCTTGTCATTGGCCGCGTTCAAATCTGGCTGGGC